CCGTATGTGGACGAGGCTGCCGTGGAGACGGCCCTCGTCGCCCTCCTCGGAGCCGCCTACTACGCGGTCATGCGTCTGCTGGAGGACCGTGGCATCCGCGCCGCCTCCTTCCTCATCGGCATGGGTGCGACTGTTCCTCCGAAGTACGACGAGTGAGAATCGTCTCCCGCGCCGAGTGGGGAGCTGCGCCTGCCCGCTCGACCACCCCGCTGTCGTCGGCCGATCTGTTCGTGCTTCACCACACGACGGGGTCGTTTCGTGGAGCTCACACGGTCAGGTCGATCCAGCAGTTCCATCAGGGGCCGCAGCGGGGCTGGGCTGACATTGGCTACAACTTTCTCGTAGCTCCCGATGGGGTTATCTATGAGGGGCGTGGTTGGGGGTTTCGTGGGGCTCATGCTCGCGGGTACAACCACCGTTCGGTTGGGGTGGCGTTTATCGGGGATGGGACGATGCCGATGCCGTATCCGGCGCAGCAGTCTGTTCTGTGGCTGCTTGGGGAGGCTGAGCGGCGGTTTGGGACGCTGCGGACGGTTGGGCATCGGGATGTGGGGAACACTTCCTGCCCCGGTGACGCTATCTACCGCTGGTGGTCGTCAGAGGCTCTCAGAGCGTCTGAGACTGCTCCGAAGGCCACCCCAGCGGAGCCGGAGGAAGTCTCGTCTCAGCGCATCTCAGAGCGTCTGAGCCCTATTCCTGATCTGCGGGATGGTTGGAAGCGGACGATGGGGCGTCGGGGCTGGTTGCGCCGTCGGTAGTTGACGGTATCGTTCACGCCGTCATCTACAGCGAGGTGTACGGGGTGGACGAGTTCGAGCAGGCGCAGCAGGAGTCGGCGAAGCCGGGGACGGTCGGCTGGTGGGACCGGGTGATGCCGAACCTGACTGCTGAGCAGGTGGAGTCGCTGAACAGAGCTGCGGGGAACCCGGCGATCACACATCGGACGATCAGTGTGGTGCTGGGGAACTGGGGGTTTGAGGTGACGCCTGCGATGGTGGGGCATTGGAGGCGGACGCATGTCTGAGTTTGAGGAGGCTGTTCAGCGCCGGCGTCTGTCTCATGCTGTCGGCTGCTATCTCGCCGCTGAGGGGGACTTCTTTGAGCAGTTGCATTGGCGTGGGCAGGTTCTGAAGGTGCTCGACCGGGAGACGACCGATGTCGGCTGAGGACTCGCGCATTTACGACCTTGAGCAGGTACGGGCGGTGCGAGATGCATCGAAGACGCTGGCGCGTCACATTTGCCACGTCGACCATCCTATTTTTGGCAGGTATGGGTGGCTTGACGAGGAGGGCATCTATGACGACCTGCTCGATGACATGATTTGGGATGCTCTCGGCCTGCTTGAAATGCTTTGGGACGAGTTCCCGGCATTAGAGGCGGCGCAGATAGCAGCGGAGGAGACTGAGGATGTCGGCTGACGAGTTCCTGAAGGTCCAGCGGGTCAGCAGAGACATTTGGCTTCCATGGGTGACTTTTCGTCACTACGCGCGCCGTGAGCCGAACATCGTGCAGGACGCTTTCGGGCTGTTTGACGATGGGGAGTGCATCGGCGTCGTGACCTACTCCCAGCCATCGTCTCCCAAGATTGCTCAATCCGTTGTCTCAGAGCGTTGGCGTAGCGCAGTTGTCGAGTTGTCTCGTCTCGTGGTTAGCGCGGACGCACCCGCGAACTCTGCCGGATTTCTTGTTGCTCGCTCGCTGCGACTGCTCGCGTCGCCGCGCATCGTTGTCTCGTATGCGGATGCCAGCGTGGGTCATGTCGGCTATGTCTATCAGGCGACTAGTTTTGATTACTGCGGAGTTGGTCCAGAGGCGCGTTATGTGCGGCTGTCATCCGGCGAACTAATCCATCCCCGTTCACTAACATCAAGCAAAGTCGCAACCGCTCCGGTCGATTGGGCAATCTCAAACGGTCACACAGTTGAGATTGTTCCCGGCAAGCACCGCTATCTCAAGGTCATTGGTAGCGCTCGTCAGCGTCGTGCTATCTACCGTGACATCCGATGGGAGAGGCAGGATTATCCCAAAGGTGACAGCGCTCGACAGTTGGTAGCGGATTCACATCCGACGCAACCTGCGATGTTTTGAGGGGCGATGATGAGTGCTGACGAGTTCCTGAAGGTCCAGCGGGACATCGAGGACGCGCAGGTTCCTAAGCGGGCCCATCCGAAGGGGTGGGAGCCGGGGGTCGACACCGCCAAGGGAACGCTGACCGTTCAAGCGGGCGACACACCACCGCAGGACTGGTCCGCCATCATCCGCGAACTTGGGCTCGACCCGGACGTGTGGACGGTGGACGAGTCCCAGCCGGTACAGGTCCGAACGTGGGACTCGGGCGACAAGCGGAACTTCTACTACCGGGCGACCGTCATCCCTGCTAGCGGTGCTAGCACGCTGGACGTGGACGATCTGATTCGTGAGGTGAAGCGGCGTAAGCGCAAGCCGCCGAAGGACATCCTCGCGGAACGGGCGCTCGTCGTGGCGCTCGCCGACTGGCAGGCAGGGAAGCCCGACCACGGCGGTGTTGAGGCGCTCGTCGAAAGGCTCATGGCCCTGAAGGACGCGGTGCCTGCTCGGGTGAAGGAGTCGCAGAAGGCCGGACGGCCCATCTCGGCGCTGTACGTCATCGGGATGGGCGACATGGTGGAGGCGTGTGACGGGCATTACGACATGCAGACGTTCGGGGTCGAGTTGGACCGGCGTCAGCAGGTCAAGTTGGTCCGCCGCGTGCTGACGATGCTGCTGTCGGAGTGGGCGAAACTGCCGTGCCGGATGGTCGTCGGCGCTGTTCCGGGTAACCATGGCCAAGCGAGAAAGAACGGGAAGGCTTTTACGACTTTCGAGGACAACGACGACGTGGCCGTGTTCGAGCAGGTCGCGGAGATTCTCGGCGCGAACCCGGACGCCTTCGGACACGTCTCATGGGTGCTGCCGGACGGGGACATGACGATCACGCTCGACGTGTGTGGGACGGTGGTGGCGTTCGCGCACGGGCACCAGTTCTCCGGCGGTGGTATTCCGCTGAATAAGGCGCGGTCGTGGTGGCAGAAGAAGATGGCGGCGAAGCATCCGACGGGCGATGCCGACGTGCTGGTGTACGGGCATTGGCATCATCTTCAGGTGTTGCAGGATGGGCCGCGGACCATCTTCGGCTGCCCGTCGAACGACGGCGGTTCGCGCTGGTTTGAGGAGCAGGGTGGGCCGACGACGGCCTGTGGCACACTCACCTTCGTCGCTGACAAGGACGGGTGGCATGACCTCAGAATCCTCTGAGCCGGACGAGCAGGTCGAAGCGGACCTTGATTTGGCGTGGCATCGGGAGATGGACCGGCTCGCCGAGTTTTGGGACGACCAGCCGACCCACGAGAAGTGGCGGCGAGGGCAGAAGTGGAACTGACCCTCGGCCCGTACACGATTCGCGTTGTGTCGGACGAGGCCACCGACCTAGCCCTCGCTGAGGAATCGTTGGAGGGCGACTCGGACGTGAAGCGCGGGATCATTCGGGTCCGCTCCGACCTCGACCACGCACGCCGCTCCGAAATCATCCTCCACGAGCTGCTCCACCACGTCGTCGGCCTGACCCATCTCGCGGTGAAGTGGTCGGACGAGGAGCAGGAGGAGGTCATCCGGGCGATTAGCCCGTGGCTGGCGATGGTGGTCACGGTAGGATTATCTGATTAGGGCTCGTGAATGGCTTCGACCCTGCTGAAAGCCGAAGCGCACGGCGGGGGACCCCAGATCGAAACTGGGCGAGTCCACTAGGTCGGATTGGCGCTGTGGCAGCGTCCCGACCACGCGAAGCGCCCGCCCCTAGAGGACTAGGATAAGCGGGCGCTCCGTGTGTAGGCACCCCTGCTAGGGTTCCCTGACCACGAAGGTCACACTAGCAGTGTGATTCGAGATGTGCGAGCCATCCGCCGATAATCGCGGTCATGTCCGGCTGTGGCGTTTCCCCGTGCCAGACGAGCCCGTTGTAGTGCGAGCCGGATAGTGACCACGGTTCGCCGGGGAACGCGACCGTAAGTGCGTTGGCGAGGTCGAAGTACGGCAGCTCCTCGAAGTCGAGGCACGTCCGCACCTCCACAATCTTCTCAACTTCTACCTCCCTGTCCTGATAGATCACCTCCGGCTCGGGTGTAGCAGCCTGCTCCACGTTCACGACAGGCGCGGGGATGTCGGGGAACGGTGGGATGACGGGAGCTGCGACGTTGACGACCGGCGCGGGCTGCTCAGGAACGGTGACGTTGACGGTCGGCGCGTCTTGCTCCGGCACGGTCACGTTGACGACCGGGGTGGGTAGATCGGTGAGGGAGAGGGTGACTTCGATGACGGGTGGTGGGGTTTCGGAGGCCGCAGGGAGCGGCAGGATGAGGGCGGCGAACAGGACGGTGGCGAAAAGCGAATAACGCAGAATACGGGCCAATAGAGGCACCTCCCACGGTGATTTCGGACTTTGCGATAGTAGCATTTCGGCCGGTTCTGGGCTATGTTTGGCAGATGTTTGACAGACCGCAGGAGCGTCAGTATCTTGACGGCTACGGCAGCGCACCCACGTCCGAGCAACTGGGGAAGCGCGCCCCTGCGGGGGCCGGGGACCGCCCTCCCTCGGTCACTCTCCTCCCGGCCCCCGCAGGCCGACTTCACAAGGAGCACGGATGCTGCGCAAGATCGTGGAGATGCAGTTCGAGCTGAAGAACGGAGGGAACGAGCCGTTCGGTTCTTGGCTGGTTCGCCAGCGGAACAACGGCGCGTCGCTTCGAGCAATCGCCCAGACGGTAGAGGCGAACACCGGCATCCCGGTGTCACACGAGTCTGTTAGACAATGGCTGGTGGACGGATGATGGAAAGAGAACCGCTGTCAGAGTCCGTGCTCCGCGAGGAAATCACGCTGCTGCGCGAGCAGGAAGCGCGCATGAAGCAGGCGTTGGGAAGGCTGGAGGAGGAGCGCCGACGCCGCGAATCGGAATACATCGCTGTCCGTTCGGAAGCGGTGCTGGCTCAAAGGGTTGATGACGACTGGGAGTGAGATGACTGAAGACCTGCGCATGATGCTGGACTCCGTGGACGACCTGATTATCGACACTGGCAAGCAGCTTGCTAAGACGGCACAGGTGTTCGCGGCGTTGTACGAGGAGATTGAGGACGATCCTGCTTCGGATGAGCTGCCGGGGATGCTGGCGGATACCGCTCGTCATGCTTGGGCCGCCGAAGGCAGTCTGCTCGCTATCCGTGATTACATGAGCGACATTGGGAGGGAACTGCTGTGACGACACCTGCGCTTGCTGAGAATGTTCGAGGCCGTGGACGGCACTACCGCGACCCGATCACCGACGACCTTGTGCCAAGTGTGACGAACGTCATCGGAATCTTGGACAAACCGGCGCTCAGTCGATGGGCGGCGAAGATGGTTGCCGAGTCGGCCTACCGGATGCGCCACTCCCTCGCCGAGATGGAGCAGAACGAGGCCGTGGACATGCTGAAGTCGTCCCCGTGGTCGAAGTCCAAGCGGGCCGCAGACCGTGGCACCGACATCCATGAGTGGCTCGAAGCACGCCTCAATGACTGGGAGCTGCCGGAAC